CTGTTAGTATATAAGCCGCTGCATCTACTCTGCGATAAAAAGGACTTCTACTATTTAATCTTTGTACGTATGCCATTATAAAAGTTTGTTTATATCTAATGCGAAAGCATCGACTAATTCTGTACTTAATTTTTTAAATTCTTTCTCGAAAGGTTCTGTTAAAAATAACGTTTCTTTAATACCTTCTCTTTTAATTTTCCTTGCTATTGCAAATGCCAACCCTTTTAATTTACTTTCTGTTTGCTTTACAAAGCTACCTGTTTTTAAATCTCTTAATCTAACAGGTTTTTTTTTAATCCATTTTAATATGGGAGCTGTTGGTGGTTGACTTCCTTTTTTTCTACCTTGATCTACGTTCATTCCGTAGTCTTCCATATCTATACTAAATCTAAAGTTACCTGTTTTAAATACCTTTAAATCATAAGATAAAGAATTCCTTAGTGTTCCACTACTATCTATTATCTTACCTTTTCTTTTAGCTCCTAAATTTATTTTTGCTAACTTTATAACACGCTTACCAAAGTTATCTAATTCTTTTTTTGTCTCTAACATATACTTTGAGTGTTTGGAATATCAACCGTAAAAGTTAAACTCCAACCAGCTAATAAGTTTTCATAGCTATCTTCAAAAGGATCAGCTGAACCATTACCATTTAAGTAATACAAATCATCTGCTAACGTTCCCTTTTTTAATGAAAGGTTTAAACCATTTACAACAGATAGCATAGTATTTAAAATATCTTGCTTATCATCATTCCCAAAGAAAGGTTCATTTGTATCTTTAACATCTAACTTAGATACATTAACTATATCCATACAAGATACTGTTATTTCCATCTGTATAATGTTATCTAAGAAGTTTGCATTACCGACTAATATATGTGCCAAAGGAAATATAGTCCGCTTGTTTAAGTCTACTTCTTCTAAGGTTTTAAGCGTTACCGTATTAATGTGGTCGCTTGTATCTAAGTAGTTTTTTATAGCTGTTGTAATCTCGTAGAATCCTTTCATATTAATAAGACTATAAAAGTAGTTTTTGTTATATCACATAAAAAACCCCACTAAATTAATAGTGAGGTTTAAAACTCTTTATCCAAATATCAGTTATGGAACGCCACGCTCTTAACGCTATGAATTTAATCACTGACACCTCTTGAATAAACACAACCGCTGATACAGTTTGATACTACGGCTTTCGATTACCGCCCTATACTCAGACCACTGAGATATATCTTTATCTTCAAGCAAAGAGTTATACAAATATACAACAAATTTATTTAGTATTGGATATATAACAACATAAATAACCAATAGTTAATAACATAGGTACTTTTATATTACTAGTATCATAACCATTTATATAATGAATTACTATACCAGATAATATAAACATTGTAATAGCAATTATTAATTTAATTTTTTTATTTTCCATAATATAATATTTAAGTTTTTACAAAGATACAACTTTATTTTTTAATAGCTTCTAACTCTTGCTTTTCTTTTGTAAACACCAACCATGTTAAACAAGCGTGTAAACTTAGCTCTGTAACTTTGTTAAATCTCGTAAGGTCTCCATCAGCAATTGCGAAGATTGACGAATACCATCCCCACTTACTCCCGAATTGTCCTCGTGCTGTAAGGTCTTCTGTATTTGCTCCTCCAAATATGGAAGGGTAGCTTTCAACAAGTCGTTCGTTAAATGATAAAAAAAAACCATAGCCCCTTGAAATACTCCTAAAGGTGCGTTTAACATCTCATCTGCATACTTTTCTGATCCCTCGTACTTTTCTATTTGATATAAGTTATTCTTTTTAAATGTTATAGGTCTATACATTACAGCCATAGCACGATTAAACATATCTTCATCACTTAAGTACTTATCTAAATCTATCTTTTCTCCTAAACTAATAACTTCTAGGTCTGGAATGAAACCAAATGTCTTTCCGTTCATTGTAAAGGTAGGTTGAAATTTAGCTTCTTCATTTAATGCTTTTGTAATTATATTTACAGCTTCATCAAACTTACTAAAGTCTACATCTCTAATACCTTGATTAATATTACAAAATATCTCTACTGTTTTACTATCAATATAATCTTGATTAGTTTTACCTTTAACAGCTTTCTGATAATCGTTATACTGTTGTATTGTAATCTCGTTTAAATTCTCTGGTATTGTTATCTCCATTATATGAATGCTTTTGTTATTACTGCGTATTCTTTTTTTGGCATTAGTTCATTGGTAATTATTTTAAACCCTTTATATGATTTATATTCTAATGCTTTATATATATCATGGCTGCACCATATTATCTTATCATATTCCATTTCTATTGGGATAGATTTAATCATATCATCTAATATATTAACAGCTTTTTCTTTATCCATTATAAACTCTTTAAAAATTCTACTATAATATCTCTAGTTGGAATGTTAGGTGTTTCTCCTTTTATCTCTTTTAATCTCTTAATCTTATCTTCTGGTTTATCAACATTTACTTGCATAGTTTTAACGCCATCAATTTCAATTATCAATTTAATTCTTATATCATCTTCCATTATAGTACATTGTATATTCCTTTGTTTTGATTTGCGAAGTAGTAAGCTAATACATATCTTATTGGATCTATCCTGTGATTGTAAGCATCAATAGGTACATTTGCTTTCTTACTTAACCATATATAATTGTTAAACTCTTTAATAATCTCTAAGCTATCCTTATCTACTATTATCTCAAAGTCTTGCATTAAACTAATACCGCTTGTAATACTTCCTTGCCCTTTTATAGATGCTTCTATATTTAAACCTCTATCTTCTAACTCTGAAATAAGTCTCGGCTCTGCACTATCTCCTATTATTAGATTCTCTTTAGCATGATGCTTATTTAATGTATATATCTCGCTTGTGCTTAATCCTTGTTTACCATAGCACTCTCTTACGTATAACTTCTTCCTACTATTATCTATTGCTACTTCTATTAAGGTTGTAGGATCAATACTAAATCCATAATCCTGTCCAAAGATACTACTAATATTTTGATTAAACTCTCCTATTTTCCAATTATTAAATATAACACCATCAGCTTTATCTAACCAACCACCCAATACAATATGCTCATACTTCTTTGGGTTAGTTAATTTAAGTTGATCGAAGTATTTTAGTATCTCATCTGGCACAAACTCTAAGCAATCTAAATAAGATGTATGTATATAACAAACGTTATCTTTAACACCGTTAAAACCACTTGGTATTCCTCTTGACTCAAAGTACTTCTTATATATAAAGTGTTCTTTAGATGCAGGATTTAATATAATAATTTTAATATTATTGTTTACATCTGATTTCTTATTACCTCTAATAGATAGTAGTATCTTTGTGTATATTTCTTCTTCAGTTAGTTCTTCTCCTTCTTCTAATACCCAGCAGCTAAAATCCTTAAACCCTTTAACGTTTGCTGTTTGTATTCCACTCCCCGCTTTTATACCTTTGAATACTATCTTAGCTTTGTTAAAATTGCTCTCTATTCTATTTGTTGATATTGTAAACTGATCCTCTAAGTTAAGCATATCAATCTTCTCTGTAACCTCTGGAAATATACTATCTCTACTTGAAGCAGAAGTATAACGAGTGTACAAAGTTCTATGCTCATATTTCAAAGCACCATTTACAACAGCAGTAGAAACAGCAAAAGATTTTTGAGAGAATCTACCACCTGTAACTATAAAGATATCTACATCTTTAGGTAAATTAAATAATGGTTTAAACTTCTTACTTATATTAATCCTCTCCATCTGTGAAGTTGATACTAGGTATTCCCATTTTATCTCCTTTAGTTGTAATGTCTACTTTTTGTTGAGGTTTGCCATAGAAGTATTCAAAGAATAGTTTAACTGCCCAATTCTGCTTTTTACCTAATCCGTCTTTTAAAGCCTCTAGAGCAACTTTATTTAATGGCGTAAGGTTTTCTATTAGCTTCTGTTCTTCTGCCTTAGCTTTACGCCCAGCGTTCTTATTACCTCCGTTGTTCTTTCTTCCGTCTTCCATAAATCAATTAAAATCATTA